CAAAAGGGTTATATAATGCGAAGGTATCTATTGGTTCTTTTTATATTTGTTCTTTTTATTTCTACTGCCGTCGATGCCCAACAAGTCACACATATGGGCGTCGTGAAGTCATCCTGTAAATCATTAGAAGCCATAAAAGAAATAGCAGAAGCAGATAAGGTTTCTGAAGAGAAAGCCACTGCTATATTCTATGCCTATGCACAAGAAGAGATATGTGGTAGTTATGCACAACCTCAAATGGCCCCATTAGAAAGAAAGGAAGGATCTTATATAGATTCTAATAATCATCGTACAGAGATATGGAAAATATATAGAGTAGATTTCTGGACTTTAATAAAATCTAAGTTTGTCAAGAAAGTACCACCACAAGATCAAAATAACCATAAACAAATAAATATCTAATGATACAGAGATCACATCCATTGTGGCGAATACCATTAATTCGTTATATAGCTAGAGTAGTTAGTCGCTTAGATAATTGGCTCTGGGTAAAAATGTGGAGTAAGAAATAATGGCAATTAAACGGCACTATGAAAAAGGTCCATATAAGGATAAGATGGGACGTTATAGGACTCAATCATTGTTCCATGAATTTAAATCTATGAGAAAACCTGGTGATAACTTTAATCCTATCTATACTCTCAAACATTTAAAAACATCTACACTCCCTTGTCTTAAAGATATATACATGGATTCGGATGATCCTACGGAGTATGCTTTCGCTATTAAAGCGTTTAATAGTTGGGATCAGTGGCAAAAGATAAAAAACAATAAGGCTCTTAACCCATACATGGAAGGATGGCACGAAGAGTTAGAAATCAAGATACGCTCTAATGCACTATCTTCTATCGTTAAAGAATCTAGTACAGGTAAGTCTTCTTTCAATGCTGCAAAGTTTTTAGCTACAGGCGAATGGAAGAAGCAACATAAGAGGGGTAGACCCTCTAAAATAGAAGTAGAGAAGGAACGTAGAATACAAGCGAAACTAGTAGAAGAGTTCGATTCAGATGCAGAACGTATAGGATTACGTGTAATAGATGGAGGAAACACAGATGCCTAAAGGATACGGATACGATAAGAAAGGTAAAGGAAAACATTTAAAAAGTAAAGACGACTATAAAAAGAATAATAAGAAAAAGAAAAGTAAATAAATTGTGAAAAAGAGAGTTCTTCAGTTATCCGTTTTAATCTTTTTCGTACTCTTAATTTTACTTCAACCGAATTTACTAATCCCAGTAAAGGGAGCAACCATAGATGATTGGAACCAAAAATCATTTTGGTACGAACCTTGGGGGAAATCAATAGTACATCGTGGCATAGATATTTTTGCTAAATCTGGAACTATGATTATTTCACCGACAACATTATTTATATTTTATGTTGGAAATAATCCGATGAGTGGTAAGTTCGTATTAGGTCTAGACCGTTCTATGAGGGTACATTTTTTTGCACATATGAAATCTATTTCGTCACATCAATTTGATATTACCTTTACGGGTAATAAAATTGGGAGCGTAGGAGATACCGGAAATGCAGCAGGTAAACCACCTCATTTACATTATGGCATAGTTTCTTTAGTTCCACAATTATGGAAAATGTCTAGCGAAACTCTTGGTTATCTACGTGCATTTTATCTTAATCCAGCGGAGTATTTTATATGATGATTCTTTGCCCTAAATGTGGAACTCAGATATGTACTTGCAATTCTACTATAGAAGAGCAAATACTTAATGTTCGAGAATCTAAAACAATAGGAAATAAAATACATAATTATCTACATTCTATGAATGAAAAACCAATTAAATCATTCGAGGAATAGAGATAATGACTACTAAACCTTTACCTTCTATATCTGAAGTAAAGGAAGCAGCTGAGGCTGATCTAGTCACTTTTATAAGACTAGTATCGCCTCAGACTGTTTTAGGTTCTATCCATACTGAACTGTGTCGATGGTGGACAAGACAGGAAGGTAGGTCGCATCAACTTGTTCTTCTCCCACGAGATCACCAGAAATCTAGGATGGTAGCATATCGGGTTGCATGGTACTTAACGAACAACCCAGATCACAGAGTACTGTATATATCCAGTACATCTAATCTTGCAGAGAAACAATTAAAATTTATAAAGGATATACTAGTATCCAAGATCTATAAAAGGTATTGGCCTGATATGGTATTCCCAGAGGAAGGCCGAAGATCTAAGTGGACCAATGCAGAGATTGAATTAGATCACCCGCTCAGGGCAATCGAAGGTGTACGCGATCCTTCGATATTCACTGCTGGGCTAACCACTAGTATCACCGGGTTACATTGTGATGTAGCTGTTCTAGATGATGTTGTTGTTATGGAGAATGCTTACACCAATGAAGGCCGTAATAAAGTCATCAGTCAATATTCTTTATTGTCTTCCATTGAAGGTGGAGAAGCACAGGAATGGATTGTAGGTACAAGGTATCATCCTAGAGATTTGTATAATGACTTAATGGAAATGAAGGAAGAAGTTTACGACAAGGAAGGTAACATCATAGATTACAAAGACGTCTATGAAAAGTTCGAGCGGCAAACAGAGGACAGAGGAGATGGTACCGGAGAGTTTCTGTGGCCCAGGCAGCAACGTAGTGATGGGAAGTGGTTCGGATTTGATGCAAAGATATTATCTAAGAAACGTGCAAAGTATTTAGACAAGGTACAGTTTCAATCACAGTATTATAATAATCCAAATGCCCTTGATGGTTCTAGAATAAACTACGAACAATTCCAGTACTACGATAAAAAGTACTTGACAAATAAGGGTGGAATGTGGTATCATAAAGATAAGAGGGTTAATGTATTTGCTGCGGTAGACTTTGCGTATTCATTAAAGAAACGCTCGGATTTTACTGCTATAGTAGTTGTGGGTGTTGATGCTGATGGTAACTACTATGTATTAGCTGTTGAGAGATTTCAAACAGAAAAAATCTCAGAGTATTTTGAGCATATACTTAGATTGCATCAGTATTGGGGATTCCGAAAATTAAGAGCAGAGATCACCGCAGCACAAAAGGCTATCGTACAAGAACTAAAAGATTCTTATATTCGGCCTTACGGACTTGCCTTAGCTATAGATGAACATAGTCCAACCAGACATTCAGGTTCTAAAGAAGAACGTATCAGTGCAGTTCTTGATCCTAGATATGAAAATAAGTCTGTATGGCATTACCAAGGAGGTAACTGTCAATTACTGGAAGATGAACTAATACAAGTTCATCCTCCGCATGATGATATTAAAGATGCACTATCTTCTGCTATAGAGATTGCAAAGATACCTACAGCATCAGGAATATTATCTCGAAAGACAAACAAAATTATATATCATTCTAGATTCGGAGGGGTAGCAGCAAGATATGGCTAGTAGATTTACATTAGTGAACAGGGGCTATAACGTAGAAAAGGCTGGCCCTAGTTCTGTCAATAGACTTTTGAGGCCACCCCGTAGAGTAGGTGAGATTGCAGAAGTAGATCTCAGAGATCAGAAAAATGCTTTAGGTCCTGCTGCCAAAGTTAAATTAAAACCGAAGCAACCTGAACGAGATGAGGCGATACCAACACCATCATCTATTGAAGGTGTTTCACGTATAAGTCTTATGGAAATTGAAGAATTAGCAGAAGAGGAACGTTCTGCTGAAGAAACAATAGCTTTTACTGAATCACCTGTTGGAATAGGAATTGCTCTTGCTGTACCGGGAGCAGGATTAGTATCTCTTGGAGCCAATTATGGTGCAAAACGTAAATTAAGTGATATTGATTTTGAACGAGGTAGGAGAAAATCAGTTCTGAGACAACGTCAAGAACTACCATCAGAAATTACTTCTAGGGTTCCTTTAAGAGAGATATTACTGGCGGGACGGCACCGAACTGCGCCAGATCCTATGGACCCAACTACATCAGATTATTGGGATATTAGAAGGGAAAAAGAAGATCATCAATCTAAGCAACTGTATGATAAAGGAACGTATGATGATGATCCTGAATCCAGCAGAGGTGACCCGACTGGATATAGTGGTGCTGATCCCGCAGAACCTCCTGATAAAGGAACTGGTGGTTTTTAACAATGGCTGGTAGAACATTAGATTTCGAAGAGTTCATAGGTACTCCTGACTCTTTAGCTAAAGCCATCATATCACGTTATCGTGATTATGATAAATTTCGTATGACTTGGATATTAGAGAAAAAGGAATTACGTAACTATCTATTTGCTACCGATACTACAAAGACTACCAATGCTTCTCTACCCTGGAAGAATTCAACTACCATACCGAAGTTAACTCAGATAAGAGATAACTTACACGCCAATTATATGGCTGCTTTATTTCCTAACGATGATTGGTTATTGTGGGAAGGAGATGATGAAGATTCAGAAGCAGAAGCAAAAAGAAAAGTAATCACAGCTTATATGAAAAATAAGTTACGGCAAAGTAATTTTATTAATGATGTAAGCAGACTTGTATATGACTTCATTGATTACGGTAATGTCTTTGCTACCACAGAGTATATTAATGAAGTTAGGCAAGACGAAGAAACAGGAGAGATTTATCCTGGGTATGTTGGTCCAAAGATTTCTAGAGTTTCCCCATATGATATAGTTATTAATCCAACAGCAGAAAGTTTTGAACTAACTCCCAAGATTATAAGATCTATTAAATCTTTAGGGGAAGTTGCAGCAGATATACAGGATCATCCTGAACATGGATACCTAGAAAAAATATTTGAGAAAATTACGAATATTAGAAAATCTGTAGCTGGTTTAACATCTAATGATATTCATAAAACTGATGGGTATCAAGTCGATGGATTTGGAAGTATACTGGATTATTACCAATCAGGGTATGTAGAATTAATAGAATTACATGGTGATATATTTGACGTAGAAAAAAATCTTTTATTAAAAAATCATATCATAACTGTAGTAGACCGTACCCATATAATTCGTAAGGTATCTAATCCTTCATGGCGTGGTAATTCAATTAGACACGCCGGTTGGAGATTACGTCCTGATAACCTTATGGCTATGGGACCACTAGATAATCTTGTTGGTATGCAATATCGAATAGATCATCTAGAAAATTTAAAGGCTGATGTCTTTGACCTTATAGCACATCCTGTTATAAAAGTCAAGGGGTTTGTAGAAGACTTCGATTATGGTCCAGGTGAAAAGATCTATGTCGGTGAAGATGGTGACGTAGACTTTATGAGACCAGATACTACAGCACTTAATGCTGATATGCAAATCCAGCTATTAGAAAATAAAATGGAAGAGATGGCTGGTGCGCCTAGGCAAGCTATGGGTATCAGAACGCCAGGTGAGAAGACTGCATTTGAAGTACAAACATTGGATAATGCAGCATCAAGAGTATTTCATAATAAAGTTACATACTTTGAAAGAAACTTTCTTGAGCCTTTATTAAATGATATGCTTGAGTTAGCTAGACGGAATATGGATGTAAGTGATATCGTTAGAGTTGTTGACGATGAATATGGTGTAGCTTTATTTGAAACTATAACTCCAGAAGACTTAGCTGCCAGAGGTAAGATAAGACCTATGGGTGCCAGACATTTTGCTTCTAAAGCTAATCAATTCCAGAATGTATTGAATCTATTAAACTCTGCGGTGGGACAAGATCCAGCAGTTAATGTTCATTTATCAGGAATTCAAATAGCTAAAGTAGTAGAAGGATTATTGGATATAGAGAAATTTCAACTTGTCCAACCAAACATTAGAATAGCTGAACAAATGGAAACACAACAATTACTAAATGCTGGACAATCACAATTACAACAAGAACAGGTAGCTTCTCAAGAAGCTTTTGAAGAAGAAGAAATTACTGGACAAGCTTTAGAAACTATGGTATAATATATATATATGAGTAAAATAAATTCAAAATGGTATTCTCACTTAAAGGGTGAGAAGGACAAAAAAGATTTTGAAGGTTATATAAAAAATTCTGTAAATCTTTTAGATAGATTGACAGACATAGTTAATCAAAAGATTATAGAATTAGAATGTCCGAGTACTGAAGATTATAGTACAGCATCTTGGGGATTCAAACAAGCAGACCGTATAGGACAATTACGGGCTTATCGTGAAATCTTAAAGTTGACAGACTTAAGAAAAGGGGTACGACCTGATGACAAATGAAGGTATATTTACCACTGAAACAGAAGACACAAAACCACAACAGGAAGAAACTCAATCGGTTTTAACAAATGAGCATTTAAATAATTTAGTAGGAGAGGGGAGAAAATATGAAAATTCTGAATCTTTAGCTAAAGCGTATTCTAATGCTGATAATTTTATAGATCAATTGAAAACTGAGAATAAGGAACTTCGCGATGAACTCGACAAACGGTTGAATGCTGAAGATGTACTCTCAGAAATAAAGAGAGAACGTGTGGAAACGTTGAGAGCAACTGAAATTTCTGGGGAGAATACCACTCCTAAGTTAGATGAAGAAGCTTTATCCAAACTTATCTCTAGTACCCTAGACCAAAAAGAAAATGAAAAGGAAGCTATAGTTAATATTGAAAAGGTTGATACTAGAATGAAGGAAATCTTTGGTGAAGAGAAAGCTAAAGAAATACTTTATTCGAAAGCAAAAGAATTAAATCTTTCAGTTGATTTTCTTGCAAGTGTAGCAGCTAAAAGTCCAGAAGCTTTCTTTAATACTTTAGGGGTATCTCAAAAAAGGGAAACGACAATTCCTGCACCAACACTCAGTACGACAAATACTGAAGCTGTTAAAGTAATGAATGCTGGTTCTATGATTGCAGAAGGAACATGGGATTCTTTCGAGGAATTACGTAAGGAAAATCCTCGTAAGTATTTCACCCCTGAAATACAGAATCAGATTTTTAAAATGAGAAAAGAGAAAGGTCAAGATGGCTTTTACAATTCTAAACAATAGGAGTAATTTCTAATGGCAATGACTACAGGAAATTCAGATCATCTTATTCGATCTGAGATATGGTCTAGCCAGTTGAAAGAGGTGCTTGAAGATGAACTTCAGGCACAATCATACGTCAATTGGATGACCGAATTTCCCGATGGTACTACCTTTACGATTCCTTCGGTTGGTCAAGCACAGGTAGATGACTACACAGAAGATACGGCAGTCAAATATCGTGCGCTTGATACTGGTGAATTCCAGCTTACAATCGATCAGTACAAATCTTCGGGTCATTATATCACAAACAAGAACAAGCAGGACATGTTCTATATGAACCAGCTTGTTTCAGCTTTCGTTCCGAAACAGTCTCGTGCTATCCTTGAGGCCGTTGAAACGAAAATACTTGGACTACAATCCGAACAAACCGCTTCTGGCTTGAATAACATTAATGGTGCACCACACCGTTTTGTTGCTTCAGGTACTAATGAAGTTTTCACCGTAGGTGATTTTGCTAAGGCACGTTATTCCCTTAAGAAGGCTAACGTTCCTGATATGAATCTTGTTGCTATTGTTGATCCTTCGGTAGAGTATACTATTAATACTTTGTCGAACTTGGTTAACGTCAGTAACAACCCACGTTGGGAAGGTATTGTTAGTTCGGGTATTGCTACGGGTATGAAGTTTGTTAAGAATGTATATGGCTTTGATGTTTATACCAGTAACTATCTTGCAGACGCAAACGAGACTGTTGACTCGGTTACGACTGCTGCTGGCAAAGCTAATATGTTCTTCTCTGCTTCATCGGATGTTCTACCATTTGTAGGTGCTTGGAGACAGATGCCTCAGGTAGATTCCGAGTATAACAAAGACTTCCAGCGTGAAGAGTATGTTACTACTGCTCGGTATGGCGTAAAATTATTCCGCCCTGAAAATCTTGTTTGTGTCCTTAGCGACACTGACCAAGTTTAAGGGAGGACATAATTATGGCTACAAGTGAATTTTGGACTAACGATGACGGACTTAACGTAAGGTTCGGCCTTGAGAAAGGAGCTAGTGCTACATCAGGACATCTCAGCACAATGGGTGATGAGAAAGAAGCAGTATTTACGATTACTGGTACTTCGGTACCCTCTTCAGATGCCTTGGTAGAAACACATCCTCTCACTGGTATTCCTGATGGTTCGCATATTATCTCTGCGACTATCTACGTTAAGACAGCCTTTACTAGCGGTGGCTCTGCTACTCTTGATATTGGCTTGTGGAATGACGATGGAGATGGTACGTTCAGTGTGAACGATGCTAATGGTATTGATGCTGCTATAGCTCTTTCAGCTATCAATGCTATCGGTGAAACCATTTCTTGCGATGGCGCACTAGTAGGGAATAATGCAATAGCTTTGGCAGGAACAGGGGATCGTCCCTTATTCTTATCATATGCTTATGGTACTGCGGCATTCACTGCTGGTGAATTAGACTTAGTAATTAAGTATCGTTAATACCGCATGACTTAATTACCTTAGATAAGGGAGGGTCTTAGGATTCTCCCTTATCTTTCTTAATATTAAATTATTCTGGATTGGTTCTCATGACAGTAAATCATAAAGATCTTACAGGTGTTGCTCTACATGAACCTAAGGGAGTAGCAGCGGCTTCTGCAAATACTGTATATGTTGCTAATGGATCTGGTTCAGGAACTTGGCAACAAGTAGCTTCGACTCAAATTAATACTTCTAGTGTAAAAAATCTAAATAAAAATTATATTACTTATACCATCCCTGATATTTCTACAGCAGGTTCCCACTTTATTGTTACACCCATTGCCGGTGATATAGCTAAAATATATACTTCAATTAATAATGCTATAACATCGGTAGATTGTATTTTAACCTTTGAGATAGGTGGTACGCTTGTAACAAATGGAGCTATTACTATAGCTTATTCTGGTTCTGCTGCTGGTACTGTAGATAATTCTACTCCTTCTGGAGCTAATACTTTAACTGCTGGACAAGCAATAGAGATTATTACTAATGGTGCTAGTTCTACTTCTTGTAGAGCTACAGTTACTTTTGAATTAGATGTGAGTTAATTATGCCTAAATTAACAACCACAGATCTTACTGCATTATCTTCTAACGAAACTTCTTCTGTAAATACTATTAATGCAAACTTTGCATTAGTAGAAACTGCAATGGAGAATACTCTTAGCAGAGATGGTACTGCTACTAATACCATGACTGCTGCTTTAGATATGAATAGCCAGAAGATTCTTAATGTTGCTTCTGGTACTGCTGCTGCTGATGGTGTAAATCTTTCTCAATTAACTGCTGCTACTGGACAGGTTCCTGGTTTAAGTATGACTATGGAAACTACTCAAACTGATGTAGATCAAGGTGCAGGAAAGGTATGGTTTAATGCAGCAGTAGCTTCAGCAACAATTCTTTATATGGATGATGCTGATACTAATAGTGCAAATATTTCTACTTTTGTACAGACATGGGATAACAGTACTAATAGTTCCAGTCGAGGTTATATCTATGTAATTCAGAAAGCATCAGCAGTAAACTATGCTATCTACGAGATAGATGGTGCTGTTACTGATGCTAGTGGCTATACTAAGATTCCAGTAAACTATGTGATTGGTGCAGGAACTTTAGCTGATGCTGATCCTGTTACAGTTAACTTTATTAGAACAGGTGATCAACCATCAATACCTTCTCTTAAAATGACATGGGATAATGGTACAGCTGATTCAGATCAAGGTGTTGGAACAGTTTGGTTCAATAATGGTACTGTCAGTTCAACTACAGTTTTATATATAGATGATGTAGATGCTGCTGCTGGTACTTCAATTAATAGTCAAGTTGATTCATGGGATGATTCAACTAGTACTATTAAAGGAACTATTACTGTTACTAAGTCTGCTGATGCTGCTGTATTTGCAACCTTTAATGTAACAGGTGCAGTTACATCTGCGTCTACATACTCTAAAGTAGCAGTTACACACGTTACCAGTTCAGGATCATTTACTAATGGTGATATAGTTTATGTACAATTTATACGTGCTGGCGATATAGGAAGTACTGGAGTTACTGGCAGCGGTGAAGGACTAGAACTAGCATTTGAAACTACTACGACAGATACAGATCAAGGTACTGGTAAGGTCTGGTACAATAATGGCACAGTATCTAGTGCTAGTGTATTCTATATTGATGATGTAGATGCTAATTCTGCTAGTATAAATAGCTTCGTAGATTCATGGGATGACTCTGGTAGTACTATAAAAGGTAGACTTACAGTTAAGAAACAAACTGCACCAGAAAACTTCCATATGTTCAACGTGAATGGAAGTGTTACAAGCGCAAGTACCTACTCTAAAATCCCCGTAGCTTACGTGACAAGTGTAGGTACTATTTCTGATGCAGACGCTGTATTTGTATCCTTCTCAAGAACAGGTGATAAAGGAACTACAGGAGATACTGGGCCAGCAGGATCGGGAGATATGTCTGACGTGGTGGACGACACCTCACCGCAATTGGGCGGTGACTTGGATATTAACGGCCAGGACATCACAAGCGCATCCAATGCCGACGTTGACATCAATCCGAATGGCACCGGCAACGTGGTGCTGAAGACTGATTTGGTTTCAATCGGTGGTGGAAGTGAAGTTGGTCATGTATCGAGCAACAGCACACAAGACCTAAAACTCTCAACGAATAGCGCAACAAACTCAGGAACTATAACCATCACTGATGGTGTTAACGAAGCAATTACCCTGACGCCAAATGGCACTGGTGTCGTTGATATCCAAGGGTCAATGAACCCATCCATTAGCAGTACCGGCAAGGCTATGGTACTCGGATTTTAGGAGAAGAAAATGGCTAGTGAAGTACTAAGTTACTCTCTGACTGCGGGAGTGACTAACTCTGAAAGTGTTTTGATCAATGGCGTTGACGGCCACACCTACACCATTCTGAGCGTCGTCATTTGTGAAACTGCTGGTGCGGCTGAGACTATCGATCTTTATATAGATGAGAACGGTGGTGGGACGGATTTCGAGCTGCTCTCAGATCAGGCTGTTGGTGCTAATGAAACTTTTATTTGGAATGATAGGGTCGTAATAACCGACACTGACCATCTGTGTGCGGCGGCGGCAAGTAGTGCAAACATCGACATCGTTGTCAGCTTTCTTGACCAGACGAGGTAATCATGAGCGGGATAATCTCTGATAACATAGGACGCTCCAGCGGGTTGCTAAAAACGGTTGTCGCCGGTGATAAATTCGAGTTGTTGTTTGCAACTGATTTTACCACGACCACTAACTGGGACCACGATCTGTCAAGCTACTCAGCGTATGATGGATTTTATATCTGGGTTCCAATCTTTTATTCATCCACTAATGGTGGAGAAACTGCAATCCGTATCGCACAAAGTGGATCGTACCAGACTAGCGGATATCATAATACTTTCGCGCAGAGTCAGACTAGTAACGCCACCGAGGGCTACGTAAATAACACGGCCACTGATCGTATACCCACAACTTTTGGCACTTATCATGACGGCGGTAGTAATTTTGGGCGAGGCGCCATCAGAATTTGGATGGTTGGACAAAACGTTTATAAGCAAAGTCTACAGTATAATAGTAATTATGATCACGACGGTGGTACTTATTTTGTACGATTCAAAGGAATCGGCGGCTACAACACCGCTGGCGCGTGTGATGGTTTAAGATTTTATCACACAAGTGGGACTATGACTGGAACGAGTTATGTGTTCGGCGTTAAAAATTAAAGGAAAATCGTGATGACTTGGAGAAAAATAGGCGGCCCTGACGGCGCAGTGGTTATCGAGAAAGAAGATGACCAAGAAGCTTTCGACCAGTGGGAATTAGAGCGAACAACAGTTGTCCCCAAGCGTGACGCTTTTCGTAAATGGCGTGATGAAATCTCGCTGCAAGATGGCTTGATGTCTCGGCGGTTGGAGGATCATTTAGAATCCGACCACGACGGATCTACGTCAAATGTACGCCAACAGGCGGCGTATGACGAGAAAAAAAGATTGCGTGGTATCCAGCCGGTTGATCCTGATTCGGATTGATTCAGGCTGTCAAAGTGAAAAATCTGAACCCGGAATAGCACAATGCGCGAGCCTTTTACCTATGACGGCGTTGGACAAGGGAGGTCGAAGTGATGAAAGATACAGTTGTAGCTATAGCTCCTGGTATTAGTACTCTAGCAGCTACTTGGTTAGGATGGTTAGAGACAGGACTGTCTATTACCTTTTTAACCCTATCTATTACATTTCTTGTATGGAAGTGGAGAAGGGCTGTACACCCAAAGCGTAACCCTACTCCTAAAATCTAGATGGAGATAGGTACAAGAGAATTAGTACAGTTTGGACTGTTAGTAGCAACTATAGCAGGATCTTTTCAAGTTGTAAAAAGTAAACTTACAAGAACAATGCATGACTTAGAAAAAATTATGAAAAAATTATCTAATATGCATACTCGTATTGATAAAATAGATGCTAGATCTGCTGTCCTTGAACATCAAGTAAGTATTATAGCTAGTATCAATAGCCCTAAAGTTTTAGATGATCATGCTCGTTCACATGCTAGGTTAGATGCACAAATAAATAGTTTAACTAAAGCGATGGATAATAATATACATATGCATAATGGTAAACATCCACCCGTATAAGATAGGATATGAATAATGTCTAAACTAACTTTATTAGATATAGTACAAAGAACACTATCTTCTATGGATGCTGATACAGTTAACAGTTTTGATGATACTGTCGAATCTGAGCAGGTTGCATATATTGTACGAGATGTTTATTATGATTTGATTAATGATATTGAAATACCTGAACATAGAAAACTTATAACACTAACTGCATTAGGTGCTGTAGCTACTCCAACAAATATGAAGATACCTGATGGTGTTCGAAGAATAGAGGAGGTACGATACAACACAATAAAATCTGGAGATAGTGATAAGGATTATACTATAATAAATTATATAGAACCTCAAGAATTTTTACAAAGAACTTTATCTAGAACTTCTTCAGATAGTAATATAACTTCTGTTACTATTGATGGAGGAGAGGTTCTTATACAAAGCGATAAAGCTCCTGAATACTATACTAGTTTTGACGATGAGTATTTAATATTCGATTCATATGACAGTGATGTAGACAGTACATTACAGTCAAGTAAGTTTATTGTGTGGGCTATACAAGAACCAACCTTTACTTTGTCCAACACATTTACACCTGACCTTGATGTAAATCTGTTTCCCTTACTGTTAAATGAAGTGAAATCTGTAGCACATGTAGAACTAAACCAACAGGCTAATCCTAAAGCTGAACAGATGGCACTAAAACAAAAGATACGTTGGCAGAGTGATAGGCATAACGTAACATCATCCGCATATAATACTTATGGAAGGGATAATTATGGACGATCTAGTCGTAGACGATCTTGAATGGACTACTGCAAAAGGTAAAACTCTACAGGTAAAAAGAAAAAATCCTTATGGCTTCTTATGTTTTTCATTTAAAGAAGGTGGGCAATTACCTGATGAATTAATAGGATCTTATACTAGCTTTAAAGAAGTTGAAGCTGCTGCTGATAAGTATATGAAAAAACAACCTGAAGTACACCGTGATCCTACATTACCTAGACCTGAATTAAAAACAAAACCCAATGCCAAGAAATCACAGTCTCAAAGTCTATAATAGTTTTGTGGGTGGACTTGTAACAGAGGCTACCCCCTTAACTTTTCCAGAGAATGGCGTCTTAGATACAGTAAATTGTGTCTTTGATAAGAAGGGTGATGTACGTCGAAGATTAGGTATTGACTATGAAGCTTCTGCTACACTAACTTCAAAGACTATAGCAGAAAGTACTTGGCAAACAAAAGCTGTAGGATGTTTTGAATGGTCGGAAGTAGGTGGAGATGGAGATAAAAAATTCCTTGTTATCCAGGTTGACACACTATTATATTACTATGATCTTGGAAGTACCCCTGTATCTGGAAACCTTAAAAGTTTTACTACTAATCTTGCTACTTTTGCTGCTCCAGCAGCTACAGATGTAGGTTCAGAACTTGTAAGTGTAGCATACGGTAAGGGTTTTCTATTTATAACATCTAAAAAACTTAAACCCTTTTATGTTACTTATGATGCTAGTGGTGATTCTATTACAAATACTGAGATTGGATTAAAGATTAGAGATTTTGATGGGTTAACAGAAGATCCTGCTTTAGATATTGATGAAGAGCCTTCTAGCTTAAGTACTTCTCATAATTATAATCTTAGAAATCAAGGGTGGGTTACTTCTGGTGGTACTGTTGCTAGTCCTATTACTACATATTTTTCTAGTCAAAGTAAATACCCAGGAAATAACAAACAATGGTGGATAGCAAAAGATAGTAGTGATGATTTTGATCCTGCTGAATTAACTAAGATATTCTTTGGTAATACTTTAGCTCCTCGTGGTCACTTTATACTTGATCCATTTAATAAAGATAGAACAACTATCTCTGGAGTATCAGGTATAACAGTGGAGACTACTACTACTCGCCCTGAATCTGTTGCATTCTTTGCTGGTAGAGTTTTCTATGGTGGTCCACCGCTAGAAACTATGTCAGGTCATATATTCTTTAGTCAAATATTAGAGGATGAATCTAAGATAGGAAGATGTTATCAAGATGCTGATCCAACATCAGAAGAAATTAGTGACTTAGTAGCTACGGATGGTGGTGTTATTATTATTCCTGAAGCTGGTAATATTAAATCCTTAAGAGTAACAGGAGAATCCTTACTAGTCTTTGCCGATAATGGAGTATGGGAGGTATCGGGTAGTGCAGGTGCAGGTTTTTCTCCTACAGACTATTCTGTTTCTCATGTATCTTCTGTAGGCTTGATAGGTAAGAATACAATCGTAGATGTAGAAGGTACTCCTGTATGGTGGAGTGACAGAGGTATCTATAGTATAGGCCGTAATGAAGTTACTGATCGTATTGAAGCACAATCATTATCAGAGAAAACCTTACAGACTTATTACGATAATACTATACCTAATATATCTAAAACATATGGCCAAGGTTCCTATGATCCTGTAACCCGTAGAATAACTTGGATGTGGAACTCTGATGGTAATGATACTAATTATCGTTATAAATTCGATAGAGCTTTAATCTTTGATACTACTGTAGGTGCATTTTATCCTTGGGCTATAGGTGAACTAGTAAGTAACTCCCCATATGTATTTGGTATATTTACGTTGCCTTCTATCTCTACGGTAACACAGACAGATACAGTTATACAAGCTTCTTCAGGAGCTACGGTAGTACGAGATAGTGATAATGCAACAGTTGTCGCAACCGTTGATGTTACTAGAGGTGGGACAACTTCAACAGCTTTCATATGTGCTGTTCCTGGTGTAAACTTATCTGAATGGACGTTTGCTCAAATCAATAATGATGACTTCTTTGATTGGAAAACTAAAGATGGAACTGGTATTAGTTATGATAGTTATTTTGAAACTGGTTATCTTCTTGAAGGTAATGTAACTAACTACAGGAGAACTCCACATATCTTTGTCTATTCTAAAAGAACTGAAACTGGTTATGTAAGTGATGGAGCAGGTGGATTTGATTTACAGAATCCTAGTAGCTGTTTCTTACAAGCACGATGGGATTTTGCAGATCATAGTAACTCATCTAAATTCTCTAGAACACAAAACATATATAGAATAATAAAAGAATATGATAAGACGCCTACCTCTTTAGATTTCGATAGTGGTTTTCCTGTTACAATCACACGGAATAAAGTACGAGGTAAAGGAAGATCATTGTATTTAAGATTTGAATCTCAGTCTGGTTATGATTTTGATGTCTATGGTTGGGCTGTTCACTTCTCGGATAACGCTAGAGCATAGTTATGTTTAGCAGTATACTAGGTATTATTGGAATTGGTCTAGGAGCTATCGGGTTATTCGGTAGCTATAAAGCTGGTAAAGATCGTGCTGAAGCATTAGATAGACAAGCAGCAGAACAAAATAAAATTAGAGAACTTGAGTTACAAAAATCTCAGATACGAGAAAGACGGGAAAGATTTAGATTAGTACGTGAAGCAAGAATTAAAAGAGCTACAGCAGTTGCTAATGCTACTGTTCAAAATGCTCAAGGTTCTGTTAGAGGTGGGTTTGGTTCTATTATATCACAACAAAGTTCTGGACTACAATACTTAAATCAAGTAGCATCTTTAACTGGTCAACAAAATATATTTTATGGAAGAGCATCTATGTTTGCTTCCAGAGCTAGGGATGCTGGAACTCGTTTAAATACATGGAACGCTGTAGGTAAAGTAGGGGGTAGTATATTTACTAATAGAAGTCAATTTAGTGATATGTACCAAACTATATTTAGTTAATAGAAGATATAATAAATGGAATATGTAGATACATTTGAAGAGTTACAGCCTAAAGAAGAAGGTCTAGATCTTGGAGGAGAAAGTATTGATGCTTTTGAATCTAAGTTTATTCCTTTAGAAATAGAACAGAAACAACAATCTATTCCTATTGCAGAAATGGAAGCTGTTATTTCTTCTTTAGCTGCTCAAAGACTAGGTAATTTAACTCCTGATGAAGCTAAAGAAAAGTTTGGGGCATACTATGAGCTTGCTTTATTCGGTAAAGAGATGGAAATAAAAAATGATCTTTTAAATTTAAAGCTTGAAAGAGATTCAATAATTTCAGGAAATATTTTATCTGAAGCTGCTAATAAAGGAGATGTTGATTTAACTAAAATAGTTACAGAATATGTATATGATTCTGAAACTGACGCATTTAGTTTACCTTATCAAGAAGTAGGTGAGTTATTAGTAGAAAACGCTGTACAACATTCTGATGGTAAAGAAAGATTAATTAAGGATTCTATAATAGAAGACACATCAGTTAATAAAATACCAGCACCAACTTTATCAGAAGTGTTTAGTGATATGGCTGCAACTAAATTAGCTTTATCTCATGCTATTCGTAAAAGGGCAGCAAAATTAGGACTACATACTCTTGGTGATCTACTAAAAATGTTTATTCCTTTTTATGTAGCTAATGGATTTTCCCAAAGAATTAAAACTAAGGATGACCAGTTTTCTGATTGGTGGGTAGGGGAAGATATTCAACAGCAAATATATAAATTTCAAGGAATGACTGTTAAAGAACAATTAAAAACTTTAAAAGATTTAGAAAACTTTTGGGATAATAAAGCACAGTTTAAATCTGAAGGTTTAGAAGTTCTAGAAGGTTGGGCTGAAGGGCAAAACAATGATTTAATGGCTTTAATATACCTTAGTTACCTTTCAGACTATACAACTTTTGATTGGAATATAGAAAATGTAGGGCAAGCTGCTGATACATTGTTGGTAGGAGGACTTGTTAGACCTATCCTTAAAGCATTTCAAATACCAAGGATAGCTAGAAAGATAAGTAATTTATTTTTAGATAACAAACTAACAACTGCATCAATTCCTTTAGGTAATCGTGCAGATGCAGCAGATCAAGTAGTAAATGTAACTCAAGCTGTAAAAAAAGGAGAGGTTGCTGTTGATGCTAAAACAACAGAAGAAGCAGCAGATTTAATACTTAATGGTACTGTTCGTCCAACTGCTCCACAAGGGTTAGGAAATACAGCAGGAGTTTCAGGTACAGTTGTTAAAAAAGCTAAAGAAATAGAAACAATGGCTCAAAATCTTGTAGACATTGACCAAGTTGATGCAGTAGCTGATATGGAAAGAATAGCAAATACTCTTGAAGCAAAAATAGTTTCTGAATTAAATGATTCTAACAAAGCTCCTGTTGATATTACACTTGAAGGAGTAATGTATGAAAATGTAATCCCAGGAAAATCTATAGCTAAAGCTAAATCAACAGAATTAAAAGATGAAGTATCAGATACTTTAAAAGGAATTACATATACGACACACTATGGAAATAAAAAAGGCGAAGGTTTTATTAACGAAAATATAGCTAAAGCGTATGCTAAAAATTTAAAAATAGAAGGGGCTACAATAACTTCAATAGAAGATCAAGGAGCGCACTTTATAAAAATAATTAAACCTATCGATGATTCTTCAGAATTTATTACTACATACCAAGATATGAAAAAAATTACTGGATTTAGAAGTATAGTCGGAACTCCTAGTGGTTTTGTAGATACTGCTTCTAGAATAGTAGGTTTAAAAACTCTTAGAATAAAAGAACAAGGACTTTATGAAGGTAAAAAACTTATTAAATTTGTAGATAAACTATGGTCTTGGGAAAGAAAACCATTAGCAGAAGTCTTAGAACAAGGAAGAAATTTACAAAAGTGGTATAGTCCTTCTGAGTTAAAACATAGTTTTAATTTAAATGATGCACAAATACTAGCGTATGAAGCTATACGAAGAATGGACGATGTTCTTTGGACAATAGTAAATGGATCTTTGTATTCTCGTCTACAAAGACTAGGGTTTAAATCTATAACAGTTTTAAATAAAGGTGCAACAGATATAGGTCTTCCACGTACATTTAATGGGATAGTTGAGACTGATAAAATTTCAAATCCTAGAGGTAAAACTATTTATGATGTTACAATTAATAAATACTTAGATGAAATGTCTCCTGCCCAATTAGATAAATTAAAAAAACAAGGTTATGTCTTTGTTTCTTTAGGTGGAATCGAGTATACTGATACTATTAGACCTATACAATATATTATAGGAAATGCTTCAGATCTTAAAGTAAATTCTCTTAATATAAAACAACTTCCTTATGTTCCAGGTGGGCGAATTGAATATACTGGAACTCATTTTGTTAAACATGGGCGTATAGGTAGAACAGAAGCAGGTATGCCTATTGTATTAAAATCTAGAACATTTTCTAATGGTACATTTGAAGAAGCTACAGAACTTGTAGATTCTTTAAACGCTGGTAGATCTGTAGCTTTAGAATATTTAACAGGACAAGCAGTTAAAACTGCTGCTAAAGACAAATCTATTAAGTCAATGTCAGATTTAGCAATTACTTTAGACACAAAAATGAGTGAAGCTACAAAAGGAAGATACAATAGTGTTGATGAATTTATAGAAAAATTTGGTAAAAAGGGTAAAAAAGGAATCGATACTCCAGAAACAATAAAAATTTTAACCATGCCTTTTGAAGCAGTTAAAGATGGACAAGAGTTATCTTCTATAAGAAAAGCAATAACTGAAAATAGTGCAATGATATATGATGCAGAAAGTATTAAAGAAGCTAATACAGTACAAAATTTAATTAATAGAACAGTATGGGAAGCAAAAAGAAAACGAGGAAAAAGACTTGCTGGGATTGATACAGAGTTCGCTCCTGTTTTAAACCCTATAGAATCTGCAACTAAATCTCTTGATAAAGCTTTAGAGATAATGTCTAAAGATAAATGGAAAGCTAGACATATAGAACAATTTGTTCTTACTTATAGAAGTATTCTTAAAGGAACAGAAGCATCAAGTAACAAAACAAACTTTGCACATTTTATGGAGCCTGAGTTTATTGACTTTGCTAAAGCTACTCAAGCTGAAAAAGAATTAATAGCTAAAGCTAAAGGTCATAGGCAATATATAACATCTGTTTTAAATATAAAAACATCTGATGAAAAATGGATAAGTGAATTTCTTATTTATCCGTTAGCAAATATATTTAATAAGGTATCTAAAAAAATCGGTAAACCAATTAAACATGAAACATTTGAAAATATAGCTAATGCTGATCCTATTAGATTTATGAGAGCAGCAGCATACCAAGTAAATATGGGGTTATATAACCTAAGACAACCTTTAGTACAAATACAAGCAAGTTTTTTAGCTACGGCAGCTGACCCTATTAATGGAGTAAGAGCAGCAGCTTTAGCTTTACCTATGCGGTTTATGTTAATGAGTGAAAATTCACAAACATTATCATTGCTTGCAAAAGGAGCAGGTAAACTTGTAGGACTTAAATCAGAAGAAGTAACAGAGTTATTCCAAATACTTCAAAAGTCTGGTACATGGCGTATGCAATCAGGAACATTAGTTGAACAAGCTACAGAAAAAGGGGTAGCATCTTCTAAGGTAGCACAAAGATTTTTAGATTATGGGGAAATTCCTTTCTTAGAAACAGAGCGTGTAAATAAAATTACTGCTACAATGTCTGCTGCTTTACGTTGGAGAAAAGCTAACCCTAAAGCTAAAGTTACAGAAAAAGTAATAGATAGTATTGTCGATAGATCTGAAACTCTTTTACTTAACATGAATAGGATAGATAGGGCAGGTTATCAAAAAGGTTTTATGTCTGTTCCTACACAGTTTTGGAGTTACCAAGCTAGAGCAGTAGAAGCTATTGTATTTAACACAAACTTTACACCAATGGAAAGATTTAGAATTGCTGTTGCTCAACTAGGAATGTATGGAGTAGGTGGAACACTTAGCTCAAGACATGGTATGAGATGGGCAGATGCTGCTAATGAAATGTATGAAGAAAGATTTGGAGAGCCTTTACCAGAATTTGTTTATGATACTATACGAGGTGGATCTGTTGAAGCGTTACTAGCCTCATTAGATATTGATGTAGCTTTTCATCATAGGGCTGGATTAGGTTTATTAGATAGTGGGTTTGGAGAAGTAGCTAAACAACTTGCTACAGCAGATTTTGAAGAGATTTTAAAAATAGATGCAGCAGGTATTACTGTAATATCTAAAATTTCTTCAGGTATAGCAGATCTTATCAGAGTAACAAACCCTGCTGATGTTGAGTTTCTTTCTAAAACACAATGGGATCTTTATATGTCAACTTCTGGAGATACTTTACGTAGTGTTGTTTCATCATGGGGTACTGCTGCAAAAGCTGCATTTGCTTTACAAACAGGAAAGTACTTAGATAAACAAGGCTATACTCTTAATGGGGAAGTTAGTACTATAGAATCATGGGCGCAATTATTTGGATTTGAAAAATTAGAAAAAATAAATCAAGAAACTATGCGACAACTAATAAGAGAACATGGTAGCCAACCATTTAGAAAAAGGGTAGTTGCACAATTAGCTAGAGAATTAAACATATGGAATGAATTATCTATTGACGATATTGAAAAGGCTAAAAACCAGTGGAAAAAATTTGACAATTTACGTAAAGGTTTCTTAGGAGTTTTCCCTGAACATGAGCGTATGGGTTTACATAATCAAGTAATAAACAAAGTAACAAAAGGAAATAAAAAATCTTTTGCAAGACTTATTTTAAAATACAATACAATATTTAATACTGAAACAGGAACTACACTAGAGTAGGGTAAAGACATGGCTATTAACGAAGCATCATTTTTTGGTACAAGTGCAGTAGTAAGTGAGCCTACTTCAAGAGTTAAGGCTTTACCTTTTAGTACAAACACTGAATCTGAAGCAACAACAGCTAACTTAATAACTGGTGGTTTTGAAATAGCTACGCAAATAGGTACTATGGCACAAGACTATTTAGTAAATAAAACTACTGAAGAGTTTGGTAAAAATATTTCTGATATTGCTATAGAAAAATCTGATGCAGAAATTAAAGCAATGGCTGCTGAAAAATTTCCTAATCGTGATTTAACAAATAAATTACCTAGTACACTTAGATTTCTATTAGCTGGTAAAGCAAAAACTACAGCATTAGCAGATTATGCTGGTAATAAAACAATGAAAGCAGCAATAGTAAAAGAAAGTAATGATATTTTAGGGGTCAATCCTGTCCAAGCTTTTATGTCTCAGGAAGCAGTAGCACAACGAACTGCACAAGCTGCTGCTATAAAGTCTGTACAAGATAAATATAAAGAAGCTCTTAAATTTATAACTCCAGTAAAAATAGGTGGAATTGCAAATGTAGCAGCAACAGTAGCAGAATATGAAACAATACAAGGAATGATTGGGGGATTAGGGACAATAGGTAAAAGTATACCTACACCTTCTGGAGCAAGTGGGCCAATAAGATCAGAAGTTATAGGTCAATTAAAGTCTGCGAGAGATATTGTTACTAAAATTTATTCAAAAAATTTACTTAGATTAATAACTGCACTTGGGGAAACTGAACCAGGTAGCCCACAAAGAGTTGTTATAGCTGGACAAATACGTGATATGAACAGGAACATTACAGCAGGAATTTATAGAAATTTAAATTCTGAAGCACAAGGCGGTGGTTTAAAATTTAATATTCAACCTAGTGAGTTAGCTTTTATTAGGACTGATATAGATAATATGATGGCTTCATTCTCAGGAACTACATCTTGGGAAGATGTTAAAGTAGGAAAAGAATTAACAAAAATGGTGGAATATCAAAACAAATTAATTGAAGCTGAAATAATTAATACTCCTGTTTTACGAGAAATGTTTAGATTAACAAAAGCTGGTTATGATGATAAAGCTTTAGATTTTATGTTTGGTAGAATGCCTGAACTTAAAGGTATGTTAATAAAAGCTGCTAAAGAACAAGGAGTACTTGGTGAAACTGCAACTGGTAAAGTACTTAAACTGTTTGCAGAAGATCAAAAAGTTCCATTAGAAAACCCAGTAGAAATAGCTTTGTTTGAACAAACAGGTACAACATTATTAACAAATTTTAGTAGTGCTACTGATTTTCAAAAAGTACATATGGTAAAAGCAGTATCTAGTGTTTTAAATAATAATTCTAGATCAGAAGAAGATAAAGAAAAACTAATAACTCATTTAAACAATTTAGATATTCCTAGTAAATTAGGAACTTTATATAATAAAGCTGAAAATAAAGAAGAACTTAGAACTGCTATAGTAGCTATTAATACTGTAGCTCAAAATAAATTAACCAAATCACTTAAAAACGCAAGTGATTTTTTTAACCAAGATAAAAATTCGTTAAGCTCTGGTTTTAAATTAAACTCAGAGACAAATGAAATTGAAGTAATTGGTGAAAATAGAGATTCTAATTATGCAATTAGAGTTCAACAAGCTAAAGCATTTAATAAAACAATAGGATCTATAAGTCAACTTAATTCTATTATTACAGATAAAACTAGTGTAGATCAAGCTAAAAAAGTAATAATAGAAAAAATAATTAAA